AACTACAGATTCGGGGGTAAACCTGGTGTTAGGAACTGTTAATCCTGTTGTAGCACCATCAATATTCTGTTTACTTGCATCCGCTACATACCCCCATCTTTTTTCCATACTATCACCTTTATAAATTCCGTTAATATACTTGCCAGAGACCTCATAATCTCGTTCAAACGCAGTGGTTTTTTCTTTTATTCCCTTAGCAGCTTTCAAATTTTTAAGCGCCTTAACTCTAGTGCCACTTTTAGTGTTAGTAATTTTACCCTTAAGTTCAGCTATCATAAATTCCACTTGTTTTTCAAGAGGAATTTTTTTTATGATATTTTCGTGTCCTCTAATTTTTTCTGGACCCTCCAGTAAATTTACCGCAGCTATTTCCGACTTTGGTATTTTAGCGAAGTTATATAAATCATCGCGTCTTGTGCCCAACCATTGTGCTATTCCAACAGCCCCTGATTTTTGTTGCACTATATATGGATTTAATGCACTTTCATGTGAAAGATTAGCGATTATTGCTGAGGCATCATCATCAGTTAAACCCATTTCCTTATCCGCTAAAAGTTTTTCTCTTATATAATCTGACACGCGAATTTGTGTTGGTGTTGTTCCTGCTGTTCCTGTTGTTCCTGGTGTACCTAATGATGCAGGAGTTGGAGAACCTGAAGAACCAGAAGGTGTGGAAGTTGCACCGGGCGATGTTTCTTCTTTCACACCAGCCCTATCACTTAATGCAGTAAATACTATCGGGTTTTTTAACAACTCAATATTCTTGTCAAATTGACTATGAACCTCACGCATATGATTTCGCCATTTATTGTTAGCATCTTCTTCTTCTTTTATTGTTTTATCTATAATATCTTCAGCCTGTGCTTGTTGTTCAGGAGATTTACCCAAAGGGTCATCGGCATCTTGATCCCATTCAAGAAACATATCAATAAATTCATATATGGCCCACCCAGTCAGACCAATAGATAATAGTATACCTGGTATAGTACCAATACCTGTTGCTGCCAGGGCATAACTTGTTCCTAACCTTTTACCGGTATTTTGAATTAAAAAAGCCTGAACTCTTGGCAATTTTATAAATTCTGCAAATCTTTGTCCAAAAGGTTTTTTGAACAGGTTATCAGCTTTCCTCTTCAACATCTCAGCTTTTCGTTCAGGTGTTAAAGCTGATTCAGCGGCCGCTGGGGCAGCAGATTTACTAAAAGCTCCCTTGACAGAACCCACACTTTTTTGCAACAATTTTTTACCAGCCCATAAACCCCCTCCCACCAAAGCTGTGGACGCAACCATTGTTCCGACGGGACCTAAATTAAATGTGTCACTCAAAAACAAGGCAAGATCAGCAAAAGCTCTACTAGCACCCAAGACACCAATTGTCAATATTCTTAGACCATTTGCCAATCCTTCCAACATAGATATAGATTCTTTGGGAAATAATGCAGCAAGTATTCCAGTAGCCAACAGACCTTTCTTAGAAAATAGTGCTCCTAAACCCGATTTAAACATGGATAATAGACCACTAAAAAATGTTGCAGCAAAAGATGGTTCTTTACCAGATTTTGATTCAACAGTCCTTGTTGGACTCCTATTTCTCCTTGCAGACTCATAGTCCTCTTCTAATTTATCAGCTTCCCAGTTAAAACTATCAGCCGAGTCTGTTGACTTTACATCTTTAACTTTTGCCAACTTGGTAATACCTTGTCTAATAACACCCATGTCCCTTGCCATTCCAGGCAATACGGCTGTGTTTCTGGATATCATTCTATTCTGTTGCAGAATAGAAATCAGGTTTGGTGTTATTCCAGATAATGCAGAAGTGTCTGACCTGCCACCCTCAGTAACACCATCATATTGTGATCTATCGCGGTTTCTTGATGTGTTGCGTGATATTAGATTTCTTAGACCCATGATTGTCTACCGTTACCTTCCTAATACTTATTGTTTATTTTGTTTATTCTTTTCATTTTCAGCATTAATATAGTTTACCAACATAGTTACATAGATACTCTTTTCCCATGGCACCATTGAGTTAATATCTGTATAACTATATTTGTGGTGTTGCATCAGGGCAAAATTTGTTTCGATATGGTTCTTCAAACTATCATATCGAAAGTTTATTCGAAAAAATTTTGGAGGCCCTCCAAATAAATCTCATCCTCGTATCCGCACTTGTCACACTTAAAAGTTAGATGCTTTTTAATTTTTGGCATACTCACAAAAAAGTCTTGTAATTTTACAAATTGTTCCTTATTCAAGGATTCAATAAATTCAAGTAATTCTTCTCGTGATGAATCTTTAGAGTAATATATTGTTTCTGAATCGTATATGTAATCAATACATGAAACTAGTATATTCATAATATCCTCTAGAGAACTCGCAGTATTATTCACCATGCCCACAGTAGGATACTTCATAACTATACCCAACCCAGCTGACAATTCAATTTTATTGGAGTGACCAGAATCACTTATAGGTTCTATCTCCAATAAGTTGAATGAAACCTTTACAATATTACCACATTCATGTTCACCCCTTTCATCAGTCACCGTGTTGTTGCACTTATAATGTACATCAGTAATTTCAGAAACGGAGCGTGCTCTGAGATTCAAAAACAGGAATTCCATGTCAATCATGGGCAATGCATCAAGATCAATATCATCTAAAACGCAATTTGTAATGATTTGTTTAATAGCTAATGTATTAGAAAAATCATCTTCCGATTCCATAGCCATGAGAAGAATCTTTTCTTCTTTCACCAAGAATGATCTAAATCTGATATTCAGTTTAGAAATAGGTAGAGTCAATTCAAAAATAGGCACATCAATTTTAGGTAAAGCCATAATATCTCCTTAATTATATACTTTTGTTTATTACAGAATCTATGCCATTGTTAAACCCTGTGCCGAGTTTATCGGATAAAAGTTCAGCAACAGCACCAACAACATCGGTTTTAGACTTATAAATTACTCTATACTTAGAATAAGAGAATTGCACAGTTAACCTATGATAGTTTTCATCAGACCATGATAATGCTTGTGCAGAAACAGATGTGGGGTATGCATCGATCAATTCCACGGCATATATCTGTTTAATAAATTCATCATACTGTATAACTGTTATGTTAGTCAAATATCTTGTCTCATCATCTTTTGCGTATCGTAAATTATTGGTATCTGTTGGCATAATACATTCTAACCAACGATCAAATAACTTTCTCTCATAAAAGTCGTTTGTACATATAAAAGTTAGTGTCATTTCCTGATATTGTGATTGATATGGAATCCTAAATGTGGGCCCGTATATTTTCACATCAGCAGTTATCATTGATTTTCCTGGCAATTCAGCAGAGTCACATTGCAAGGACAAGTATCGTGATATAGATGGACTACTACTTCTATTCTGTCCATCACCAGAATCACCATCAAACAGATCAGTGATTGCAGAATATATCACATTCTGTATATTAGCCAATTTTTCAAAAATACTCTGTGACACAAATCTGCCAACATATTCTGGTATAGGCAAAATAACCTGGAATCGAGATGGTCTAGCCAGACCATCCTTACCATTAATGTTAGCAAAGAAATTATTTGGTGAAAAAGCCATTATTTTCTACTTTCGAATCGTTGAACTGGTAATAATATAGCTATGTCCCATTCATCAGCTGTAACTTCTAAGAATCCAGACCTCACATGGGAATACAAGTATCTTTTTATGCAAGGTTGCACCATAGGCAACTTCGATGCTCTTCGAAGTAAGTCGTAACTTAACCTTAACCTTGTTGTTGCATCATACTTACTATTGCTTCTATATTCAGATAGTGAGGCAAGTATAGATATTCTTGCTCTTGCTGACACATAATGCAGATTCAATCCCAAAAATCCATTTGAATATTGTTCAATAGGTATAACAAGTGGAAATCTATCCCACCTAGGCAACTTCTCTTTTGTTTTTGGATCATACCAATAAAAATACATCTTACCAATAATTGTGTTGCCTTTAACATTGGGAGACGACATCAACCGTTCAGGTGTAGACCTGATATGATTTACTTTTGACATGATCCAAGCACTTGCTGGTTGCGATCCAGGAGTTATACCCCTTTCTTCCAGTTTTTTCTTGATTCTATCGAACAGTGTATTTGATTGAGAAATTTGCATATGGCTATTTATGTGTAAAAAAATAGTTACAAAATAGTTGGGAAAAGGCTTGCCAACTGGTTGACAGGCTGTTATTATATCGGTGTTCCGTTTTCAATACAAGGATATATCTGTTACTTGATTCCTAAGTCCTTTTCAGTAATCACTTTAAATTCCCATCCCTGTTGTTGACAGTAAATGTCTGCTGCTCTCCACTTTTCCTGATTAATTGCATAAGTAACTGATTCTTCCAAGAACCTTTTGGTTCTTTTTTTTTGTATTGGTTTCCTTGTTTGTGAATAAGGTTTTACTTCTATCACATATGTCTTTATTGATCCATCCTTAAGTTTCATCTTAGCAACAAAGTCTGGAAAGTATCTGTGTTTCCTGTTATCAACAGGACTAACATATGGTATTACTAATTCTTCAGAAGACCAGTATATAATTCCTTCATTATTATCAAACCAATTCATTACCCTGCATTCCCAAGAAGAACGGTATATTATATTTGAAGAATCGCCGACATATTTGTCTGGATTCTTTGGTGTGAATCTGCCTTTATATGTTTTTGTAATCATATAAATAGTTTATATTAAGAGGGGTAACAATGGGCATATTCAACCTT